AACAAGATAAAGAAAAAAGCAAGCATCTTGAAGAAAAGAAAGACTCAAAGAAAGATGCAAAGAAAGATAAGAAGAAGTAATGTCATTTCTTGATTTTAGTCCGCCATCGTATAGAGCGGCATCAAGCGACCTTACAATTTCAATCTCTCCTCTTGGACTTGTAGAACTTGCTGACGAAGAATTTGAAGTACACGGTCCTCGCCTTAACCGCTACTCGCTTAACTGGGCAATGTATCTTGGACATCACTGGGGATATCGCCGTGAACAAGGCGAAATGCAAATTGCAGTTAACTATTACAGAGCATTTAATGATTATCTTTCACGTTTTACTTTTGGTCGTGGCGTTCACTTTCGCTCACCAAAAGCAACAGAAGCAATTATTCCTGATCGTCTAGAACGAGTATGGGAGATTGACAATGACAAGATGCGTGTCCTTCTTGAAATGGGACAGCAAGGCGGAATTACTGGTGACGTATTTGTAAAAGTTGCATACGAAGAGCCATGGACAGATTCCGCTAACTTATTGCACCCAGGTCGTGTTCGTATTCTTCCAATGAACTCTTCTTTTTGTTTCCCTGAATTTCACCCACATGATCGCACACGTCTACTACGTTTTAAGCAGAAGTATCGTTTCTGGGGAACATCACTAGAAGGTACACGTCAAGTATTTACTTATACTGAAATCCTTACCGATGACATGATTGAAGAGTATGTCAACGATGAACTCATTGACTCACGCCCAAATCCTTTGGGTATTGTTCCTGTAGTTCACATTCCTAATGTTCCTGTTTCAGGATCGCCGTGGGGTCTCTCGGACGCACACGACATCATCACAATCAATCGTGCATATAACGAAATTAGCACTGATGTCGCTGACATCATTAACTACCACGCATCACCTGTAACGGTAATCGTGGGTGCTAAAGCCTCTAACTTAGAAAAAGGCGCTAAGAAGGTTTGGGGCGGTCTTCCAAAAGATGCTCAAGTCTTCAACCTAGAAGGCGGTGCACAAGGTATTGACGGAGCCTTGAAGTACCTAGAACTACTTAAGCGTTCAATGCATGAAATTATGAACATCCCAGAAACCGCACTGGGTCAAGTTCAACCAATTTCAAATACCTCTGGTGTTGCTCTTTCTATTCAGTACCAGCCATTGATGAACCGTTACTCACAGAAGGTTGCTCAATACGGCAAAGGACTTGAGAAGATTAATGAGTTAGTAATTAAGACACTTGCAATCAAAGAGCCATTAACGTTTATCTACAACCCAGAAGAAGATGGCCCAATTAAAGAGGGTCAATTAACTCAATTAGATCCTAATGATCCAATTACTTATATTAACTACGCTCAGTTCCCACAGCCACTTCCACTTGATAAGTTAATTGTTCTTAACGAAATCCAAACTAAATTGGGTATGGGACTTGAGTCAAAAGAAGGCGCTCTACGTCAATTAGGTGAAGAATTCCCAGAAGAGAAGTTACTAGAGATTCGCCAAGAACTTATGGCTGATGCAGAGGCTGATGGCGCTCTACAACTTATTAAGATTCAAATTCAAAAGCAGATCATGGATATGACTGGCATGATGCCTGGTCCTGATGGCAACTCAGCAATCCCAATGCAGCCAATGCAATTAGGTGATGGCGATGTCATGGGTGATGGGATGATGGGACCACAAGATCCTGCTAATCCACAGAACCCAGAAAGCCAAGAGACTAAGGGCATGGAAGTAGAAGCCGAAGCCCAGATCCGAAACAAACTTGTCACTGATGCCTATGGAACAAAAATTCCACAAAGGAGAACAGTAGACAAGGATTAAAAAGATTTCTGATGTAAAATCAGGATTTAACGAGACAATTACAGACAAATGTACTGGAATTATCTCTTAATAAACCAAGTGATACGCCGCAAGGCATTCGGACAACGACCCAAGAAATATAGGTGATTACTATGGAAAATACCGTAGAAGCCGCTGATCTATTGTCGCCAGAAATTCTGGCAGCAATTCCAGCAAATGAAAATCCAAGTGAGGTGAACTCTGTGTATAGCGCAGACGACATTGCAAAGGCTCGTGAACAAGAGAAAGCAAAGTTGTACCCACAGATGGAAAAGATGAGAGAAGAACTTTCATCTTTGAAGAAGGCCCGTGAAGAGCAAGCAACTAAGGAAGCAGAACGTGATGCACGTGCTGCAGATGAAGTTGCTCATCGTGAAGCACTAAAGAAAGAACAAGAAGAATCTGAACTTTCTACAAAAGAACTCCTCGCTAAGAAGGAGCAAGAATTTCAGGCTTTATTAAATACTGAACGTCTTGAGAGAGAACGTGCTTTTGCTCTTCTAGAACAGGAACGCAAGTTCCAAGAACTAATGAATTATCGTCAGAGTCGTATGGAACAGGAACGTGAAAACATTATTCCTGAACTTATCGATTTAATCGACGGAAATACAGCAGATGAGGTTGAGCAGAGCATCGCTGGTTTGAAAGATAAGTCTGCTCGCATTTTAAATTCTGCACAAGCAGCAATGCAAAATGCTAGACAACAAATGGCAGGAACTCGTATTACGAATCCTGCCGCAGGACCCCTCGATAATGATTCGGATCAAAAATCGTACACACCTGATTCGATCAGGGATATGTCATTGGCGGACTATGCGAAACAAAGAGCCAAACTACTTGGCACTGCAGCCAGCAACCGTGGTCAGGGACTGTTCGGTTAATCCCCCACTCAACAACTAAGAAAGGACTTGACCTAAATGGCAAGTGCAATTACAGGTACTGGGCAACTCGCAGGAGCCCCAACCGCTTACTCAGGCTCGAACTCAAGCCTGAACCAAGCGATTCAAACAATCTGGTCCAAGGAAATCTTGTTCCAGGCAATGCCAATCCTTCGTTTCGAACAGTTCGCAGTTAAGAAGACTGAACTAGGAGTTGCTCCTGGTCTTCGTGTGAACTTCCTCCGTTACAAGAACTTTGGAATTGATCCAACACCTCTTACTGAAGGTGTTCGTATGACAACAAACGCTCTCACAGCAGAGCAAATTGCAATTACAGTTGCAGAACACGGCTACGCAGTAGCAGTTTCTGAACTACTACTTAACGCATCATTCGATGACGTTATGGCATCTGCTTCACGTCTTCTTGGTCGCCACATGGCACAGTACCTAGACGTACAAGCACGCAACACACTATCTGCTGCAACATCTGCTGTCTTCGGTTACGACCGTACAGGCATCGTTGGTGGAGCATTCACTAACTACGATGAAGGCGATGTAGCAACTGCAATTGGTGACCTTGATGGTAACTACAAGTTGACAACTGGTGCAATCAAGGATGCTGCTCTTACCCTTGCTGGTAAGAACATTCCTCGTTTAGGTGAGACTTACGTACAGTTTGTACACCCAAAGCAATCTAGAGATCTTCGTTCAAACCCAGAGTTTATCGAAGTAACTAAGTACGCTGCTCCAGGTAACTTCATGTTAGGTGAAATTGGTCGTCTATACGACGTAGTGTTCATCGAAACAACACAGGTTAAGAAATTGGCTGCATCTGGTACATACACAACTTCAACTGCTGTAGGCGTTCCTGCTTCACAGATTGAAGTTCCTGTTAAGGCTAACACAGCCCCAGGTTCAGGTGGAAACCCAGAGTCCGCAGATTTCACTGCAGAAAAGGGTTACCTAACATCAGCAACAGGAAACTCTGCAGATGCTTACGAATCAATCATGATTGGTGACAATGCATTTGGTCACGCAATCTCTCTCCCAGTTGAACTACGTGATGGTGGAGTTCTTGACTTCGGTCGTGAGCACGCTCTTGCTTGGTACGCAATCTGGGGTCTCGGTGTAATTACCGATCAGGCTATCGTTAAGGTTTACACAAACTAATAGCCCCTCTTTCCCGATGTTGTCTGGGAGCCATACTCCTTCCTTGGCTCCCAGACAATATCAAAAATCTAACTTAGGAGAATAAACACCGTGGCAAATACACAAACAAGTCCGCTAGACGCAACAGGCCGTGCAGCGGAAGCAGCAACAAAAAAGAATCAAGCAGAACTTAAGAAGCGTAAAGATGAAATCTCTATTGCTTCTCAGATTGAGGCAGAGAGTCTGGAAAACGACGTCTTTGATCCAAAGAAACCAGACACACCACTTGTTCTAGATGAAATTGAAAATATTGGAGTTGGCACAGCCAACGACATGGTTGTCATTCGCACAATTACAGACATTGAAGACATGACTTACGGAGTTGGAAATACTTACACCTTTAAAGCAGGAGTTAAGTATCGTGTTCCAGCAAATTTTGCAGCGTATCTAGAAGAACTTGGATACATTTGGCGTCCTAACTAAAGAGTTAGCACGTCTACAGTAGTCCGACCCTCAACTGGTTCCCGCCCTCCTCCCAGTTGGGGGTTGGACCTTTTTTATTAGCGGTAATGCGGGATTATTGCACTACTAGTTTTCGGAGGTTATGTGGCTACAATCAGCAGCCTTGCAGATCGTTTGCGGTCTGAGATTGGCGACATTGGTAAATCATTTGTTTACCAGTTTACAGCCGATGGAATTACTGACCGTTACCTAGTCCCATACTCCCCTCTTGATGGTGCTGGCCTTATTGTTTACCTCAATGGTCTTGATGTGTCTTCTACAGTTGCTGTAGAAGAACAGACTGGCTACATTGTTTTTGATGATCTTCCAACAGAGGGTGACACAGTAGTTGTTGCTGGTAATTACTTCCGCTATTTTACTAGCGCCGAAATTTGCGACTATGTAAGTACAGCCTTTGAACAACACTCTGCGTATCACACTGACGCCTATGGTCGCACAGTCAGCATTATGAACCTTCCTACGTTGGAAGAGTACCCAGTTGTTATTTATGCATCTACGTTAGCAATGTATGCACTTGCTACTGATGCCTCTTTTGATATTGATATTACCGCTCCCGATGGCGTAATGATTCCTCGTTCTGAGCGCTATCGCCAATTAATGCAGATGATTGAAGTTCGCAAGCAGCAGTACCGTGAACTTTGTTCACAACTTGGTATTGGTCTTTACAAGATTGATGTCTTTACATTCCGCCGAATTTCAAAGACTACAAATCATTACATACCTATTTATGAACCACAAGAGATTGATGATCGTTCAACCCCAGTACGTGTACACCTTCCAATTCCTACTTATGGAAACGTTGAACTTCCTGTAACCACTGTTGTACAGGATCTTTACATCTATGAAGGAGACGCATATGAGTTCTCTATTGTTCTTGACTTTGAAGTAGATGACTACACACCACTTGCACAGATCCGTTCAGTTCCAGGTACCGCAATTGTTACGACAGAATTTACTGTAACAAAACCTGACGTAGGTACTGCAGACGGAGTTGGACTTCGTACTCTAAACTTGGCGCTGACAGGCGATCAAACACGTTTGCTTCCTGGTACATCGTATTACGATGTTCAGTTAACAAATTTAGATAACGTTACACACACCTACGTTTCTGGAAAAATATTTAAGACAGCGGAGACCAGCCTATGAGCAGACAATACACTCGCCCAGGAACGGCAACACCTACCGCTGTCAATGACGTAATCAGTATTACTACTCCTCAAGGAACTTTGCACACAGACAGTTGTGCTTGCGATAGTTGTTCTGGAGGAAGTGGTTATGGTCCTCAAGGCGCTCAGGGTGTTCAAGGACGTCAAGGAACACAAGGAGTTCAAGGAACCACAGGAAATCAAGGAACAACTGGAACAGGCGTACAAGGTACAACTGGTACTGGCGTTCAAGGTATTCAAGGTGTTCAAGGCGTATCAGGAGCAGGAACCCAGGTTCTTGCTTATATGCACACTCAAGGATCTGTAAGTGCTACATGGGTTATTGCACATAATTTAGGTTTTTATCCTAACGTTACAGTTCAAGACTCTGGTGGTACTATTTACGAAGGCGAAATTACGTACACTAATACGAACTCACTTACGGTCTCCTTCTCAGCAGCATTCAGCGGCAAAGCGTATTTATCTTAAGGAGATAAACCAATATGGCACGTAAGTTTTTAACACCGATTGATCTAAACAAATTAGAACTTCAGAATGCCCGCATTCAAAACCTTGCTTCTGCTCCTGCTGATCCAGTCGCTGGTCAAGTCTACTTTGACACCTCACTACACCTCCTTCGTATATGGGATGGCACTGCATGGACAAGCGCTGGTGTACAAGGTACAACAGGTTCACAAGGCACAGTAGGTGCACAGGGCACAGTTGGTGCACAAGGATTAACTGGAACACAAGGTGCTGTAGGTTCTCAAGGAACTGTTGGCTCTCAGGGCTTAGACGGTATACAGGGAACAATTGGTAGCGATGCTCTTTGGAACTTTACTGGCGCTTACAACGGTGGCGCATCATACGCAGTTGGTGACGTAGCAACTAATGGCGGACAGACTTGGTACCGCATTAATGCTAATGGCGGAAATACTGGAGACACTCCTGCAGAAGGAATTTTCTGGACATTAATTGCTGAAAAGGGCGCACAGGGCACTGTAGGTTCACAAGGATTAGATGGCACACAAGGAACAGTTGGAAGCCAAGGTCTCAATGGTACTCAAGGTACAGTTGGCTCACAGGGTCTAGATGGAACGCAAGGCACCGAAGGCGCACAGGGAACTGTTGGTTCTCAAGGATTAGACGGAACGCAAGGTACAGAAGGTTCTCAAGGTCT